AATCTCATTAGTGACTGACATACCGTTCCTTTAATTGCTTATTCTCTAATCTAAGCAAGCGTATTTCTTGCCGTAATTCTCTTTGTCCATTTAGTAAGCCGTCCACTTTTTGTTCAAGCATCGTAAGCTGAGTATGTCCATCAATGCTAATAAGTTGTAGATTTTCAAGTCTATTATCGTCTCTGGTATGGTTTTTATGGTGGACTATTTCCCAACTCTGTAAGTTTCTACCAAGATTCTTTGCTATAACTAGGCGATGTTCTGCAACATACCCACTACGGTTTATCATAGAGTAGAAAAAGTCATCGGGATAAAGTTTAATTAATACATAACCATGTGACTTCTTCCTTCCCCCATTCCAACGGTAGCTTCGTTCACCCTTGCGAGACTCTGACATCTTTCTTAAACATTCAGGGGTTTTGAGTCCGCACGAATGACATCGTAATCTTGCGGGGAATCCCTTAACCAACTGAACCCACCGCTCTTGACCACAATCTATGCACCTAGACCAAATATATTTACCTGACCCTGTTTTGCCAATTTGGTTTGCTTGTTTTATCTCTCCAATCTCAAGCACGCTTGCGACTCCTCTTGCTCTTTTTAGGTTTTATGGTTTTAGTAACGCCAATATCTCCGCTTCCAAGGTCTGTATCAACTGGTTGAACTCTGTCGCTACTGTCACTCATTGCCTCACTTTCACCATTTGGTGAAATGCTGTTTTCCAGTGAATCATCTTTTGGTAGTCCTAATATCTTGGCTCTGTAGTTTATCCCTGCCTCACAGTCACATATCTGGCACTGTAGTCCTGCTTTGTCTAGTTCAATAAAACCCCTGTCACGACACTTCTCACAATTCATTTATTTCTCCTTTAGACGATATTTCTTATCACCCATTGCTACAGTCACTTCTGCCTCTAATTCTACCTCAATACAGGACGGGACTACATCTAATTCAACCTGAGGTGGTCTATGAGGAAGGTTAACCAAGCGTAGACCCACAAGAATACTACTAATCTCCTTACCATCCAGTGAAGTATGTCTAGCACCCTCTTCATCTTCCCATATTCTTAGCTTCATTTACTTCTCCTATATCTGCCTACCAGCAAAGCCTATATCTTTTAGCTCTGCCCTCAAGCTATCTGGTATGCTATCCCATGCTAATTGTGTCGCCTTATGTGTTTTCTCGGGGTCTGTAGTATGGACACAAAGCACAAAGGTATTTATATCTTCATCATAATATAGAAGCCTTCCCGCAGCCCCAAGTCTAACTGTATTCAAGCAATCGCTCAACTTTTGGTGTAGCTCCTTTATCTCCATTTACTCACTCCTTTAATGATTCCCTGAATTGTTTTAATACCTTGGCTAGTTTAATATTGGGGTTGCTCTCTTCTGATTTACTTAAAGCAGCTAACACCTCCGCAGGGTCGTTCACCCCTATTGTCATTAGCGCCATTTGTTTAACATCATCTGAATACGCTAAGTCGGGTATGGCCGTAAGTATAGTGGAAAGAGCTTGAGCAGCTTGGAATACGTCTTCAGGTGCTATCGGGGGGAAGTCCATATCTACATACCACTCAGTTTCAGGTATTTTGTTATAAGCTAAAACAATCTCGTTTATATCCTTATAAACATCCTTCCATACCGCTTGATACGACTGGAACATCTTTAACATTGGTAATTCTACCGTCTTGGCTGTTGCTAGGTTTCCGATTGATATATCACCGAAGTATTGCTCAGGAATACCAACAGCAGCACATACTTGGAGCTTAATCATCCTGCCATCTTGATAGGCTGCGCTCGCACCCGTCTCAGTTTTAATCGGTGTAGTATCCGCCCCTAAGTTCTCAGTTATTAAAGAGCCCGCGTTTACTTCTTGACCATCAGTCTTATTCTTTATGTTGTCTACTTGAGCTTGTCCACCTGTGACTTTGGTCTTCCATGCAAACTTAGCTAACGCTAGCATTACAGCAATTCTGGAGCTTAGGAATTTAGTATAATACTTCATCCAGTTTAGCGCGGGTAAGAGTAACGGATTGCCTCGTTGTGAAATCGTATTATAAGATAGATGATAAACTAAGGCGTCTTCTGTATATTGAACCGCCTTACCTTGGCTATCTATTCCTTCTGTTCCTTTCTCGTTGGATGATGACCTATAGTATTCTGTATGTCCTTGACTCTGTGCGTCTGTCCACTCTCTCTTGTAGAATAGGACGGCTTCCTGATCGCCGGGGTCTGTTATAATCTCTGTTATCTCTAATGGGTCAATCCACCGTATCTTAACCTCTCCTGAAGCACCTAAGAATAAGGCAAAGAATACCTCTCCATCAATCAAACACTTATTAGATGACTTGCGTTGTCCCTGTGCCCCTAATACGCTTTGATTAGATTTGTTATTCCAGAAGCCCTCAATAACCTTTTGAGCTGATTTATTATCTTCATCTACACTCCACACCATCCCAGTGCCAAAGGTATAGTCAGTCCATAGCCTAATAGACTGCTTGCCTAATGGGTCTTTGGTTGAGTAGAGACGGGATAGTTGTATATTAGTGATACGCTCTGCTGAACTTATAACATCCATTGTGGTGCCGCTTAGGTTAATCCAGCCGGCATCTTCTAAAGCTAGGGACTTCTCAACACTAGCGGTCGCTTCCCTCATTAAAAGCTCTAATTCGTCTCTAGGTGCTAATTCTCTTAATCGTTCTTCCATTATAACTCTAACCCTCTAACTAGCTCCTTATATAGCGTAATAGACAATCGGCTGTTAATCGCCCATAATCTTCTAGGGTTTCCCCTGCCGTTTCGCTGGCACTTAGAAAGTGCGTGGGGTCTTCCCTCTTCCGTCTTTCCCATTCCTTAAAACCGTGTATGATTTGTTCCCTAGTAACCTTAGGTTCCTTCATTTTATACTCCTTCTATAATTCCAACCCTTTTACTAATTCCATTGAATCATACGTTCTAATTACTTCTTCCGGTTCAGGTAATTCACTGTACCCCATTACATAGTACCGTCTGGAATCCATACCGTGTGAGAAGTTATGCGCTGTCTTCTCTGTTAATTTCCCGTTCTTGTCTGGCGCATACCTGAAGTTCCTCTGTTCCTTGATACACTTCGTAGAATCTTTAGTCCAGTGCTGTTTATATTGTCTGACTTTCTGGTGTCCATACTCTACACTACCCGGCCCTTTGGGGCATCCTTTAATATTGAACCCTAGTCTATAAATCTCTTCTATTGATTTAGGCTCTGCGGAATCAGCCCATATCTCGTCTTTCTTGTCCACACCTAATTCAATCATTTGTTCTGCTATGTCTTGGTTGGTTAATCCTACATCAAAGATTAACTCTTCTGAGTATATCTCGTCAGGGAATATTCTATGTCTTGTTAATACTGAAGGGTCTCCTGAAAACCCGAAGTCTAATCCGTACCCTAATTCCCCTTGATTCGGTAGTTCATCAACCTGGCTAAAGAATGGGTACACCAGACCCTCTATCTTACCTATCAAGCCCAACCCGTATATGTTCCACCAGTTAGGGTCTTTGTTCTTGTTGGACTCTATGTTCTCTACGACTGATAAAGGGATGACATTCTTAGCGTCTTGGTATGTAGAATGAATGTAAGCGTTCCTATCTTCCCCTATCCAATTCTGATGTGCCCAGAACTCTGAGACAGGGTTCCAGTCGCAGAAGGTAAACATATTAGTCCGTATATCTAACCCCCTAGCTGTCTCCCAGGGTACGTTGTTAGCCTCATTGATAAATAATATGTCTCTTCGCGGTCCCCTTACCTTAGCACTCTCATCAGCTCCAAAGAACTCTATCTGTGCATTCTCAAAGTTATACGTTTGCTCCGTCTTGTTGTACTGATTGACTGAGGGAGACTCACCTAGTATGTTAAAGAAGTCCCTTATCGCACCCCTCTTGAGATGGGGTAGAGACTCGCTGACTACTGATATCTGTAATTTAGACTTAACGTGCTGTGCTATTAAGATAAGAAGCTGTAATATCGAGTACGTCTTGCTTGATGCTGTCCCGCCTTCGTTTAATGCCCTTCTCTTCTTTCCCAACCACGCCCTAGAATTCTCTTCAAAGACTCTGGTTATTTGAATATTCATTTATTCTTTATCTGTCCGTTCCCCACTAGCGAGTCTTTCTATTATCTCTTTGCCATCCTCTGAATTAACTATTACATTGATTGTCCGGTTATCTACTACCGAACTCTTCTCTTCATATATGTGTTCCATCTTGTTTAGCTCGGTTATGGCTTGGATATTACTCTGCCTATTTATACCGAACTTATTGTAGTTGTCCTCTCTGATAAAGACCGTTAGTCGTTTCTTGCGCTCTAGTACCTTAGCTAGTGACTCATCCTCTACCTTCTGGTTTAACTCGTTGAGATATGCCTGAATATTAAGTTTAAGTAAGTTTTGCCTACCAATAACTGCGGCTGTTTTAGGGGAGTATTTTGCTATACGTGCTGCCTCACTGGCGTTCCCTAGTTCAAAGTACTTAATGCAAAATGTTTTCTGTTTCTGTGTTAATTTATTACTCATAGGTAGTTTACTATTACCTTATCTATTTAAGCGCCCAGATTGTAGTACGCCATGTTCTAATAATAGCTCTCATCTGACATATCTGTATAAGTATCCCAGGCGACAGTAGTGCATGGGAGCGGATTCAATGGCTGGGATAATGGATAATACGGATACCAATAATACGAGTCTTTAGATTGGTAGTAACTCCTCAATTCATTGTGGATGCAGGATTCACATAGCTTTTTGTAATCAGAACACTTCCCAGAATACAAACAATCAACTTTAGTCATTTTGCCCCCCTAGAGACTCATCATAACTACGATTAGAACCACAGCTATAATTGCGACACCTATAAATATCTTATCCATCAGATGCATCTTGCCACTCATCCAGACCGTGTTGAATCAGCTCACATAACTCTTCGACCTTTGTATGTGACCAGTTACGATTAAAGTTCTCTACGATAGAGTGTACGATTAGGCCTTTCTGAGTTCTGTCAGGGAGAGACGGATCAACATATATATCTAAATTAGATATTGCGTGTTCTCCACCTGTAAAGTCTGTTGGTTCTTCTGTGTTTAGATTTACTGTAATGTTCATTATTAATTCTGTAAAGCCAGAGGCTCAGCCCCGTCTATATCTCAGCTTCACACCATGTAACGCCGCCAAGTACCATCTAACCGTAGGGCTGGGGAACTTCCGCCAAACCTACTCTTGACACACCCTCAACCATTACGCCAGACCTAGTGCTGTCAACTGAGGCATCATTTCTTTTACCTGGCTTCCCTCGGTTTAGCGTCTTTAACGATTCCGCCACCCTACGGCTCTTGGAAAACCATAATCGTGCAATAAACAGTTCTTCCTCCATTCGCTTATCTATTTCTTCGTCAATCTCATCTTGTATTAACTTGTGCTGATATATAATAGCACCTGCCTTGCTGTTGCCCATGATGTCACCAAATAATAGTTACTGAACTCCCTTACCAAAAGTCGCTGATTCGCTATGCTGGTTCAGCGACCGAAACCTCGATTGATTCTCTACTTTAAGTAAAGAACTCTGTATTTATATAGAAGAAGCCCGATATTTCTACCGAGCTCCACAGTTCTACCCTTCTATACTGTCTATACTATCACAAAGCTATATAGTTTGTCAAGTCCTGCTTTTGATATATATTTATACCATTATTCTTGTCACGGTTTGTATACATCTTTCGTGACAATGTTTACAAACTAGTAGAATGACTTTAACTATAGTCTAATAGTTTTGAATAAAGTCTAGTACATACTTGAGAATAGCAGTATATGTAAGATAAACATAGCATGGGATAGAGTGGGTGAGGTATAATGCTCTGTGTTGTTATATGTAACCTTTGTTACAGTTGACTATTAGTGTAGCGTTTGTTACACTTAGCATAGTAAATAGGAGGAGGAATTAAAATGAAAGAACTTGAAATCAACGCAGATTACTGGACAGTATTTGGGGATAGTTCTGCTCCTGGACAACCAAAGAATCAACTCATATATCTCGGTGGTATCACGTTCAGAGCTATTAGCAAGCAAGGACGAAGCGCCGAGAGGGACGACCAGAGGACTTATGACAAAATCAAGGAATGGATCAATAGACCGACTACTGAAATGGGTATGCCTGGCAGATTTAGTAAATAAATAGGAGGTTACAATGGAATATACAAAGGGAGAATGGTACTGGGAATACAATGACCAAATGCATCACAATTTAAGGGCGAAGTCAACACATCCTAGTGGGTGCGAGGAGGACAAGCACATACTCTTTGTTGCACAAGATTTCTTGGGGGAGGATAGTTTAATAAATGAGGCAGACGCCCAACTCATATCTGCTGCACCTGATATGTATGAGGCATTGAAAGCTATTGAAGAAGAGCCTAACCTTGGATTGCCAGGACGTTTATCATTAATGATGGGCAGAGCCCTAGCCAAAGCGGGGGGTAAATAGTATGACAGAAATAAAGGCAATCAGAAAGAAGCTTAAAATGTCACAACAGGGATTCGCTGATAAGATAGGGGTTCACCGGGTTACAGTATCTCGGTGGGAATCTCAAAGTAAGCGACTCAGTAACTTAGCTAAAAGACAACTATCTAGACTGGTAAGGGGGTAGTATGAAAAGAACAGTCATAATTTGTAGTAAGTGTGGGAAGTCTGGAGGGGCATTGCTTAAAGTGGGGGACCATTATGAACACCTGGACAAGGCGAAGTGCCGCATATTACAAGGGAAAGGAGGTAAATAGTGAGAATAATATCGGAATCCGAACTAGACAAACTGTGCAAAGAGGCATATCTTAAAGGGCTCAATGTCGGTGATGGTATCGGCTACCAGAGAAGAAAGATGGATGAGAATCAGAAGGGAATTATCATGTCAGGTTATAAACTAGATGAACAGCTTGATGAAATACTGAGGGGTAAATAAGGAGGTTAAGGGAATGAAATATATCAAAACTGTCTTAGAGGTCAGAATTAGGCTGGATGAAGTTCCAGGATGGGGACATGAGCCAGAAGACCATAAGGAATGGCTACAGAATCATTTGGAGGCCATGATTCCTCACTACAAGCCTGAAGTAAAATTTATCAGAGTAGAAGATGAATATAAAGCGGAGGGTAAATAATGGATACATCAAAAACTTATATCAAGATGAGAATAGCTGCTATACCCGATTTAGGTTTGGGTGTCCCTATTCTCAGTAAACTTTTTGTAGTAACGGAAGATACCTTTGTAGACAATAAGGGGGATTTCTATATTCATTGCGATAGAGCTCCCTATTGGTGTCAACTTGAACGCCAAGGCCAGTTACAGGAGATGATTGACTGGTCATGTTGGCAATTAAATGCTGAATTCAACAAGTTTGCCCATTTAGAGTCAGGACAAATTAATCCGACATCGCATTTTAATTCAATGGAACAACTATGGATGGCTTTGGTGATGTTGACACTCTACCATAAAAAATGGTATAATGGTGAGTGGAGGGTAGAGAATGATAAAGACAAAACAAATAGCTAAGTTACATCTTGAAGGTGGGAAGTCACTCAGGCAAATCTGTCGTGACGCTGGCATACCAGAGGGCAATAAAAGTTATATGGGGAGATTACTCCGAGAGGCAGGTTATGAGGTTAGAAGGGGGAAGTTGGGATTTAGGGTAGGGGATAAAGTTGAAATAGTATGCCCTGCGTGCCAACAAAAAAGAATAATTATTTCCCGTTCAATATCTAAACCATACGAGAAACTTTGCAGGCGTTGTGCTACCGCAAAGTCCCATAAAGATAACCCTCGCATAGGCAGGGCGGAAAACCATTATAACTGGAAGGGTGGCATTAATGTGACTAAACAGGGGTATATTGTTGAATACGTGAAGCGAGATAACGCCTTTTTCCTGATGGCAACTAATAGTCACCGAGCTGGTGGCTATATATTACAGCACAGATTGGTAATGGCAAAACACTTAGGGCGGTTCTTGTATGATTATGAGATTGTCCACCACATTGATGGAATCAAGACAAATAATAATATAGATAATCTCAAATTAACACATAGGAGCAAGCATTTACTTGCTTATGCTGATGCATTTCACGATGGCTATAATAAGGGCTATGCTACAGCGATGCGAGACTCTGCTGGTAAGTTTATTTAATGGGATGGTGAGATATGGATAACCTAAAATGCCCCAATAAGAAAAATCATGTTAGTTCTTATCCGGCTTATGATAGAATCAAGTGCCCTTATTGTAATAAAACCTTTGTACTGAAAGAGGAGAAGAAATGAAAAAGTGTTGGAGGTGTGGCGATTTGTATGGCTCAAAAGTAAAAGATGATGTTGGGCTGTGCCAAGGGTGTTATGACCAAAGGGTCAGAGAGAGATATCAAGAAGCAACACCAGGGGCAGAGTACCATGTTCCTAATAGGGTTGCTATTTCTATCACGGAATACGAGTACGAAGGTTTATGGGAGGAGGAATGAATAACCACGCCGTAGGGTATGAAGCCTTAGAGTTGACAGTCTTGTTAAAAGCCAAGAAGCAGCCGCGCTGTAAGTTATGGCGAGACTTCACTAAGACGTTTGATATGACAAAGCGTCATCCTGGGATTTCAAGAGTAGCAGACTGGGTAGGTGATTGGCTTTACTTTAAGAGTGACTGGAGAGAAAGAGGAGGCAACTAAATGAGAGTATTTACCTGCATATTATTAGCCGCCACAAGCGCAGCCCTACTAGTCCACTTTGCCCTTATCTGGATATATGGCTCAATAGTTATCACCGACCCTAGTAAGATTATACTGGCATTGGAGACTGCATTACTATTAGCTATCTTGGCCTTTGGTATTTATAGATTTATTAAGGAGGTAAAAGATGAAACAATTATTTCCAGGCGGAGTTTACCAACAGGTTCCTAATGGTGTATATCCGCCACACAGTAAACCAGTATGGGCACCGCTATTAAATGGGGGTATATGGGATGGTACGGATTGGGATAGCTGTCAGGTAGCTCCATTTGATATGTCCATTAGCAACTTAAAGGTAGAAGCTAGTGAGTTTATGGGTCCAAGCAGAACCAATGAAATGAGAATCATAGTTTGTCCACCTGGAGACAAAGAATTCTATGACTCAGGTTTCAATGCAACACTTGATGGCATGGTAAGTAAGAGAGCTGAGAGTGTTGGGCGATTGACCATACCAAAATATTCAATGTTTGCACTAGAGTCCTTTCCAATAGGTGGGGTTAGTGTCGCTGAGTATTGGTGGAGTTGCTTGACGGAACCAGTTGCACAGCCTAACTTAGCTTTCCTTCCTGCATCCATATATTTAAGTGAGCTACCGGGTGTATACTATGCCAGTGTGTCAGATGGGTCTAACTGGATACAGAAAACAGAGTCAGAGGGATTGTCAATTATGCCCTGTGGGTTCACTATATTAGGAGCGGTAATACGGAGTACGCTACCTCCAAACACACCACCAAATACCACAGCTTACATTGCAGTATATCCTCGTATAAATTATGAGGATTATTCAATAGGTCTTGCTTTGACAGACTCTAATAGCCATGCTGGAGTTTTCGACCTCAATATTCATGTTAATGCTGGGGACATCTTTACGACAAAACTTATTTTGTCTAAGCCAGATGGCGGGTCGCTCCCTTGCATGGGTGGTGGGATTAGTTATATTATAGAACCTGATGTGCCTGGTGAGTTTCCAATTCTAGGCGGAAACTATGAAACACCATTACAAGGTATCTCTTATCACTTCCCAACTAGAGCAAGGCATTATGCTGATTGGGAAAATACATTTACAAAAAGGAGGTGTGGTGCGCAGAGTGGATATACCATAGAACAGATATATGGAGCAGTACAAGTACCTACAGGCATCTATGGTGGTAGAGAACTAAACTTACTGCTGAATGAAGTACCCTCTGGATTAGAAACAACTATCACTGACCAGGTGGCTATTGGAAGCAAAGATGTTCTTCTAAACGATTGGGACAGATTGACTGTAATGCACGAGCCAATAGGCACCCCCGTTGATTCCAGTCTCTTTTGGGGACTAAAAGTAAAAGAAAATAATGGAGGTACGAACATGGAAACTACGACTATAACAATGGATGCGGACAAAAATATAACCGCTGTTATGGAGGAGGATTTACCCGTAAGTTTTATCCTGGCGACATCAATTATAGGGCAGGGTACTATTGACCCGGCACCTGGATTACACGCTTACCCCGAAGGTCAGGTTGTCACTGTTACTGCTACCCCTGCACCAGGGTGGCACTTCAAAGAATGGTTAATTGCATAAGGAGGGAAAAGATGAAAAGGATTAGTCCTGAGGAGATAGTATTACTTAACTATAAATGGGAGGAGGAATATGAGGATGTCGTTATGACTGATGCGGAGTGGGAATGCAAGCGCTTTTCATTGATAGCCCAAGCCCAGCTAGACTCCTGTAAGAAGGAACATGAGAAGCAAGTCGAGCAGGCTATTGATGCAGCAATCACAGCTTATGAAAGCACCTGTGAGGCCCTGATAAGAGAGAAGGTGAGGGAGATATTAGAGGAGATAGAAAGTAAATATGGGGATAGGGTAGGTAGAATTACGGGTATTAGTCAGGGTAGCTGGCTAACCCTCAAGAAGAAGGTAACTAATGGAAAATGAATTATTGACAGAAATAGCAAACGGTATAACTGGTTTTGGGTGTGGCATTACAGCAAACTGGGATGGCTGTGGCGAATGTGAGGGATTAAAAGAAAACGAGACTTGTAAGGGTGCCGTTGAACTAGCAGCGCAAATCCGAGCCAAGATAAGGGAAATGTTAGAGGGGTCTGAGCTGACAAGAGAAGAAACTTGGGAAATATATCAGGCTAATGGGGGGAGGGGGGTAGCCCCAAGAGACCAAGTAAATAGCGTAGCAGAAGCCCAACTCCAGGCTAGTCTAAAGGCTCTGGGGGAATAAGTGATTAGAGGTTGTGTAGCCAGTAAGGGCTGGTATAAAGGCAAGGGCTACTATTTTATAAGAATTGCCAGCTACCTAATAATTAAATCAAAGGCTATTAAGGAGGCGCAATGAAGCTCACAAGAAAGAAAGCAATAGCGATTAGCATAGAACTGTGGACATCCCTTGCAGAGACGGGGAAACACAAGTGGGATTGGGGTGGGTGGAGGAAGTATGGGCTGATGGCAGCTTATTGCCCCTTCTGTGAATTTTCAGCCCAGCAAGAGGGCATGGGCTGCGATTCCTGCCCGTATTACCAAGAATTTGGAGATTGTGTAGATGATACACCATATAGACTCTGGTGCAATGCCGAAACCGAAGAGGAGAGAAAGAAGTATGCTAAAGAATTTCTAGCTCAATTACTTTATCTTAAGGGGGAATAATGAACTGGCAAGAAGAAAGGGATGGGGTTGAACCAAGTAGGTGTCCTTATATTATCACAAAAAGAGCAGGAGATGAAAGTTTGGATATATGCGGACTAGACGATAGGGTTTGCTCCCTAGTGGGGGGATATGAATGCGAAGAATGGAATAAAATACAAGAGGAGGAAAAGTAAATGACTAGGTTAGAAACAATTACCTTTGAATATGATGAGTGCGGAGAATGCCCTAACCCATTAAACCCAAAAGAAACAGGAAGGTCTGGCTGGACTTGCGCAAAGGCACCCAAAAGGATAATACACAGTTTATGGGGAGAAGGTATTCCCGATTGGTGTCCATTACCCAAGAAGGAGGGAAAGTAAATGGAACATTATTGCACAATACACGAAGTTCCTTTCTTTAAGAAGGGAAAGATGAAGGGTTATGCCCACCCGATTGAGGGAACGGACCCTGTAAAGTGGTGCAACGAGGACATCAAGCAAGCGGTAAATGAATTGCCACCACAACCACCCGGAGACTTGTTGCCCGAACACCAAGAAGAAGTTGAAAAGGCAAGGGCATCTGTCCGCACCAAGATGACACCAGAGGCGTGGTCTGAAAAGGATAGATTGCAAAGGGATAGCATAGAGTCACAAGTAGCCTTTAAGGGAATGGTAGAACTCTTTGTGGCAGGCAAATTAAACAATAAGACGGAAGCCACTACTATTGAGTGGGCAATAAGTAGGCTGCATTCAGTTGACCAAATAGTAGCTATGATTAAGGAGGTTAAAAGTGAAGCTAATAAAGTTAGTAGTGGGGTCAAGGCTAGTGATGATGATGTAGCTTTCGTTGAGGGCTGCTTCAATAAGGTATCTGAGGATGAGGGAGTACAAACAGTTCTGGATAAGGGTGAGCTTACTTACGATGAGGTAAAGGCACTACTGTTAAAGAACAAAAAAGGCGTAAGCGAGTGGGCAAAAGAGGCTGCGCAGACATTCGGATTTGACATGAAGGGTAAAACTGTGAGACAATTATGGGAGTTCCTTAATCAAAGCCAAAAGAGAATAGCTGTGGCGGAATTTAAGTAATACTTGCTGGTGGCGGAATCGTTAAAGACGCTAGTATGGGTAGTATGACACCGCAGGAGGAGTCCTCACTGATACCCTGGGAGGTTATAAACCTGTAAAGCCTTTTGGTAAAGGGGTATATGGAAAAGGTCATACATCTAGGGGTGGAAGTCCCCTAGCCAGCAAGTTGCCAGCTACCCTAGTAACAACTCCTAGAAAGCTACTAGGAGTGGGGCGGAACGAGTTGCTAACCACAAGAACACCGCAACTAGCTGGTAAAGCCTGAGCCGAGGAGGGGATGTTAGCATGAGTCGTATTCGGTAGTGCTGATTGGGAGCTATGTGTAGCATGGCAAAGGTTCAAGTAGTATGAGGTACGAGAGACAGCTAATACTTGGTGTAGGCTCAGGCTCAACGAATCCTGTTGGGGTGCCAATAGACGGCTAAGTGGTGGGGATACTAGGTAAGCCACACCAGCCCCAACGGGGTAAACAAAGAAGGAGGTAACTAATGGAAAATAAATTACGGACCAAAATAGCTGAATTAATAACAGGCGAGCCAAGTAAAATGCTAGATGGCACAGATGACCCATTCCACGGAATGGATGTAGTTAACAATATGGATACAGCAGCGCAAATCCGAGCCAAGATAAGGGAAATGGTAGAAAGCCATAATAGTATTGATTATCCTTATAGTGCAGAGTTCAAGCAAGCTATTCTAAAGGCTCTTGATAGGGAGGAAGAATGACCGAGAGACCGCACTGTGAATTGCAAAAGTATCACTATCAGGCTGTCAGGGATTCTATGGAATATCGTATGCAAGGACTAATGGATTGCCGGTTGGAAGAGATGGAGGTGCCCTTGACAACTATTAATGAAACACATACAATAGAAACACGATGGTCTAATAAGCAGTGGGATACCATCAATCAACTCAGAAGAGAAATCCTTTTTCTTTCTAATAAGGTGAATGGCTATTATAAAAAGGGTAAGAGAAAAGATACTATATAATAGAATATTTATTATAGTATATAGGAGCATTGTATTTTGACAAAATCACATATAGCCGATACAAATTCTATACAAATTCTATACAAAAATGATACAAACCCTCACAAGCATATACAAAATATACAAGGGGATACAAGCGAATGAACGAACCCATAGATGGGGTATATAAGAAGGTTTCATTAAGGGTTGATGAGTGGCTTTTGTTACACCCTGATGAACGGTTCACCTTTGATGACCTTGTTAGGTATCATGATTGGAAGGAAAGGGAAACGAGGGATGCCCTCTCCAAGAAACTTTATTATGAAGCCACGAAGCAAAAGCCATCACTAAAAAAGAGAGACAGGTTTTACCAGGTTATTGATAGGGATTACGATATATTAAACTTTAAGTCCATAAACCCCTCAGGGTGGTTTGATATTAAATACCCCTTTGGTTTAGAGGAGTATGTGAAAACTCCTCGCAGGAGCATTGTCATTTTTGGGGGAGCACCACAAGGGGGTAAAACAGCCATAGCACACAACATTATAAGCCTTAATTGGAAAAAACATAAGATAGTTTTATTTGATACTGAGAATAGTGAGGCAGAACTATATGAGAGATTGTGTGAATACCCTGATTTCGGGGACTGGCCTGATGATTTAATACGTTCCAAGAGTTTTGACTTTGCCGATGTACTTGAACCTGACGCTCTCAATATCATTGACTACTTGGAATCCCCTGAGAACATTTGGGAGATTAGAACGCTACTCAGAGAACTTAGGGATAAACTAACTACCGGTATATGTGTTGTGATGTTGCAGAAACCAGAAGGAAGGGACTTGCCTTATGGGAAGGATTGGACAAAGCAACTGCCAAGGTTGGTTGTTTCTATGGAAGGGGGAATTTTGAAAATCCTAAAGGGCAAGTCGTGGACACAAAGAGATGTGAACCCTGATGGTTTGAGGTGGAGTTTTAAGTTAGTGGGCGGTGAGAAGTTTGTTAATATTTTACCACTCGGAAAGGAGCAACAATAATGGATAAAGAAAGAACAGTTATGGGCATGGGTTGGGCTAAATTTTGCAAATGTATGGATGCTGTAAAAATATCACACGCTCATAGGTTTAAGCAAAAGCGTAAGGAGTTGAAGAAGAAATGAATGAACTGAAAGAGAAACTAGCAGAATGGGCAGGTTTTAAGCACTTCACAGACAAGCATCCCCCGTTAGTAGGATTTAGTGGCATACCTTATGAGGTAGGGTGGCTTTACCCTAATGGCTATGCTCATTATGACACTCCTAACTTCACTAAATCCCTAGATGATTGCTTTGAGTGGTTAGTGCCGAAGTTAGATAAGGTGACAATAAAGTATGACTATGGTTCAGTTGAACCGTTTTGGTGTCGTGTAAATGGGGAATATACTACTATAGCTCAAACTTTTGCCTTATCTCTATGCCTAGCGATTGAAAAGTTAATTGATGGTGAGAAATGAAGATAGACCCAGTAGATACATTATTCGGTTACTACATCAAGTTAAAAGCTGGTGGGAGG